CCTCTTCCTCATCCTCATCCTCATCCTCATCCTCATCCTCATCCTCATCCTCATCCTCATCCTCATCCTCATCCTCATCCTCATCCTCATCCTCATCCTCCTCCTCATCCTCATCCTCATCCTCATCCTCATCCTCATCCTCATCCTCATCCTCATCCTCATCCTCATCCTCATCCTCATCCTCTTCCTCCTCCATCAGAAACTATATACGTGGGAGGAACAGGAGGTGTTAAATATAATGGAAAACCTAAATATAATGTATGTAGTTATATTACAGATGTTGAAGGTAATATGATATTTTTTGAAAATTATGTTAATATATCAGAAAATATTAAATGGGCTAGTAATAAAAAAAATAGATTAAAATTTAAAAATAATTATTCAATATTTGTATATGGAGGAGATACTCAAGATAAAGGAGAATATGATATTAGATTTGTAAAACTTTTGTTAAAATTTAAAGAAGATTATCCAGAACGCGTGTTCTTAATAATAGGAAATAGAGATGCTAATAAATTACGTATTCCATCGGAATTATCTGAAAAATATAATAATTTATCATTATTCCTTAAAAAATATGATAAATATCCTTATTGGATTTCAAATAATAAGAGAATAACATTAAGAAATTATTTAAAAAATAATAATTATGAACTAAATACTAAAAATAGATTAAAATATATCTTAGAGACTATGGGAAATAAAGATGGGTTTGAAAAAAGAAGAAGGGAATTATCTATTATATTAAAAAAAAATATAAATAAAATAAATGACGATGATGTTATTTCAAGTTTTATGAATTCAGTACTACCAACTCCTAAAGATGTATTTTTATCAAATGATAATTATATATTAAAATATTTAATGCAAGGACAATTAATATATATTTTTGGTAATAATATATTTGTTCATGGTGCTATAAATGAAAAAAATATAGGAAAAATACCAAAATATAAAAAAGAAATAGAAGATATTAATGTATGGGCAATGAAACTAAATGAATGGTTTCAAAATGAATTAAACAAATATATTGATAATCCTAAATATGGCGGAATTAGCAAGAAAAGAAAAGCACAAAATATAATAGATTATTCTGTTAAAGGAGAAAATAAAGATATAACGATAATGTATGCAGATAATTTAAAAAATGGAAATGGAGTTCATGTAAAAAAAATTGTTATTAATAAATTAAATAAATATGGTATTAAAAATATTATTACAGGACATAAACCTCATGGAGATTGCCCTCTAGTAATTAGAAATAAAGATTTAATACTTATAAGTGCCGATACATCATATAGTAATTCAAAATATTTAAATAATAATAATCAAGAAGATAATCGTGGAAAAGCCGTATGTGAAGTTCTTTTATATTTAAATGGTGATATTAAAGTACATGGAATTCTAGCAGATAATAGCAAATATGAGTATATTATAAATAAGAACAATAATCCAAATGCATCAAATAATTATATTGGACTACAATTAAAAAATAAATACTGGGTAAAGAATTTTAAAAATAATAAATATTTGATATCTTTTGGAAAAGAATATAAATTATATGAGAAATGGATTAGTTTAGAAGAATTAAAAAAGTTACTTAATAATTAAATATATTTTATCATATAAGTATCTATTAATTCGTAACCATTTTTTCTATAATAATTTCTAACACCAGTTCCACTAATTATAGCAATTTTACTATATCCTTCTGTTTTAGAAATATTTTCAGCAATTTCTAATAATTTTCTTCCATATCCCTTATGTTGATATGAATTTTCAAAATTATTTCCTACATCACTCATATTAGAATATACATGCAATTCTCTAATTAGAGCCGCGTTATGCAATATATATAATTGTTCTTTTTCCATATTATCATTATTTTCAAATTTAATTAATCTCAATCTAATAAATCCAATTAAATACTTTTCAGTTTCTAGTGAAATAAAATATTCATTGCCATTACTACCCTGATAATTCTCTATATTAATATTAATATCATTTGTATTAATATTATTATCTTTTACTTCGCGACATCTAATACAATTACAGCACCAATTATTTTTTTTCATATCATCCTGTAATAATTGTCTCATATTTACATATTTATCTTTATATCCCCCGCTAATATATGTAGAAGGAATATCTCTAATAATACGATTAAGTCTTTTCCATTTTTGAACCTTTTTTTTAAATTCTTTAATAAGTTCAAAAAGTAAAGAGTCATCGTATGGAATATAAGAACCTTCTTCGTACCATATTTTTATTTGTGTCCACGGAACAATAGCAGTTGGATATATTTTGTATTGATCTACTTGCAATCTTTCATCGTACAATGACTGATTTAACATTTCTTTATCCAGTTCATATGAAGAACCTGGTAAATTAGGCATTAGATGAATATCTACTTTATATCCATTATCTTTCAATAATTTAATTGCATAGTATACTTTTTCTATTGTATGACCTCTTTTTATTTTCTTTAAAACTTCATTATTTGTATGTTGAACCCCTAGTTGAATTCTAGTACAATTATATCTTCGCAATTCCTTAATTTCATTTAAAGTTATAGTATCAGGACGTGTTTCTAATGTTAATCCAATAATATGTATTTTTGCTGTTTCATTAAGTGTTATTTCTTCTTCTAATGATAAAATTTCTCTCTTATCATAATAGGTATTTGCAGCATAATATACTTCTTTTATAAATTTATCTTTATAATTTTTATGATAATTAGACCAAGTACCACCTAATACTATTATTTCTAATTTATCTACTACATGCCCCATTTTGATTAAAGTGTCAACGCGCGAATTAAATTGTAAAATTGGATCAAAATTATTTTCATTTGCCCTTAAAACAGCAGGTTCGCTATATAAATATGAGCGAGGTTGATCTACCCAATTATTTCCTTCGTGTCCCTTCTCATTGGGACAATATGCGCAATTATGTTTACAACTGAATTTTCCAATAATAGTATTACCATCATCATCTATATATTCAGGAGAACCTGATGTTAATATTGTAATTACAACAACTCCAGAATTAGATTTAGATTTTTTTTTTGTTATTAGTTTTTTTAAATTATTATTATCTAAATTTAATGATTTATAAAAAAATATAAGATTGGATTTTGATAATGAAATTTTATATTTTTTTTGCATATGTTTTAAAAATATTATAACATCATTATTGTTATGAATTTTATTAATATTACTTATTAATTCTTTTGAAATAATATCATATTCTTCGTCAGTATATATAGTATTTTTATAATTATTAGAATGTTTATTTATTTTATTTTCGACAACATTTTCAATGTCTATATAATTCATATTTATAATTATTTACAATTAATTAACTAGTATAATTTTTATATACTAATTAATATATTAAATATATTTAATATATTCAAATTATTGATTTGGATATCTGAAATAAATATAGTTATTTGATACATCTTGAATTTTATAAGTTGAATAGTATGATAAAGGATGTTTAATACTAGGTTTTTCATATGTAACAATACCAGTAGTAAATGAAGGAACTATATCTATAATTTGTTTTCCACTATTTAATGTTATAGTTGGTCTTCTAGTAGCACTTTGTGAATTGAAATTTTTAACACTATTATATATATTTTGCAATTTAATTAATTTATCTCTCATAGAATCATTCTTAATACCATTTATTTGTAATAAACCAGTAGTATCAATAGTAACACTTGTACGATTATTAATTTTTACTTTTACAGCATCATTATATGTATCTAAACCAAAAATACTATTAATAGCACTATCTTTGGTTTGAAGCATAAATGCTAAATGATTTGTAAAATCTTGATATATATCTTGTATCTGTTGATGTCCAGGATAATTTGGATCAATATTCTTATTATATATAAATACATTTAAATATCCAGATAATGTCATAAAAATATCTCCATTAACACTTGGATAAAACATTACTGCATAAATAGTTCTTTTAAATCCCATTAAATTTTCAGTTTTTGTATATATCTCGTATTCGTTAGTTGAAATTATTCCTAAATTAGCTCCTTTATTAAAACTAATAGTACCAACTTCTAATGAATATATTATAAAAGCAAATTTTTTGTAATACTCTGTTAATGTATTTTTTGTACCAATTTTATAATTGTTAATATTATTTCTATTAAATGGTTCTATATAATTAACTGCTGAAGTTGCTATAAGCATTTCATTTTCGCGAGCATTTTTTAAATTTATAGCATCATCGTCATTAACATCATATGTTATTTTTATAGTATCTCCAGTTGTCTCATAAATACTTTGTGCTCTCAATTTAATAATAACTATACCTGAACCTCCTTTACCTCCGCGACTGCTATGACCTCCATTAAATCCTCCACCACCACCACCTCCACCAGTATTAGGCAATCCGTTAGAGGCATTATTATATCCGACTGAACCATCTCCTCCACCCCCTAGTCCACCTTTTCCTGCCCTATTTTCTCCATGATTAAAAGTACCTCCACCACCACCTCCGCCATAATATGTAGGAATACCTGATATTGATATTTCTAGACCATTTCCACCATTACCTGCTTGCGCTATCCATCCTGAACTATTTGTACATTTATAATTTGTGCTTGCACCCCCACCACCTCCTCCTCCCCAGTTCCATTCATACCCTCCATGTGTTCCTGTACATCCATCTGTTCCGTTAATTCTGTTAGGAATATTTGTAGATTGTGCTCGCCCTTGACTATTTACATCTCCCCATCCAGCACCTCCTCCTGAGCCACCATCTTTATTTGAACTTGCTGTCCCATGACCATGATTTCCTGCACCACCTCCTAATGCTAAAAATAAAGTTGTTGTTCCTAATGCTATACTACTATCATATCCTTTATTACCTTGCCCCCAATTAGTTGCTCCTTCTCCGCCATTACCTACTCTAATAGTATAGGTTCCCGCTTTAAATTGTATATCTGTATTATAATTAACTGCACCACCACCACCTCCTCCTGCGTGTCTAGAACCACCGCCTCCACCACCACCTACTATTAATATATCACATATTACATCATAGTCGAATTTTATAGTATGAATTGTTTGATTTTCAGATTTGCCACTATGTAAATAAATTTTAGCATCATTTAATTCTTGTTTATATATATTTGTTTTATTTAGATAAGATGTTATTAAATATAGTTCGTTTTTTAATAATTGGATATTAAAACTATCATTAATATTAACTAATACATCTTTATCTTTAATTGTTATTTTTTGTAATAAATTATTCGAATTTAAATTAATTTTATAATCAGCTGATAAATCTTTACTTTCAGGTATATGAAAATACCAACCTACACCATTTGTTTGCCAACCTCTACCCGGAGGTGCAAAATGAACTATCATATCATCTCCTCCATAATTTTCACCAAATAATATTCGTATAGGATAATAAAATCCAGCAGTTAAATATGCAGAACCTTGTACTGCCGCCATTCCATGTAATCCTCCATTATTTATTGTTATTTTACTTATATCTAATGTTAAAGCACCATCTCCAATCCAAAGATGAGAAGCATCATCACTATTTATATGAAATTGATAATTACCTGTTATTTGAGCAAAAAAGAAACCTTGCCATTCTACAGTATACCTCTCCCAACTGCCAGTATGTGGAGCCCAAACACTGCCATTTGTGCCACCCGTAATATTATATATATCAGTTGTAATTCCTTCTCTACTTCTTGCCGCTACATTCCCGTCTGGGTGATTGTTTATGTCTGCAGGTCTAGGTTTATTATTACTATCTAATGTAAACTTTAAATTATCCCAATAGTAACCATTAAATATTTTAAAATAAAGTCCATCCTTAAAATTAATTGTTTGTTTACTATTAATTATTAATTCTCTTTTATTAGTATTAGGAATTCTTGTAGGAATTTTAGGAATTCTAATAATTAAAATACCAGAACCACCATTTCCTGATATTGCATAAGATGAACCTCCGCCGCCGCTTCCGGTATGAGGCATACCATCTTTTCCATTAGAAGATGCTCTCATTCCTCCATCTCCTCCTCCTCCTGTTCCTCCTTTACCAGCAGGATGACCTGTAGGTTGATCCCACGCACCCAAGCACCCATTGCCAGTACTTCCACCACCTCCTGCGCCATAATAATTATTATCAAATATAGGTATATTAATTCCATTTCCACCACTTCCACCACTCCATCCATTCGGGGAACCACCTGCACTACCTGCACCACCCCCACCTCCACCTCCAGCTACATGAGTTGCAGAACCTCCATTATTCCCATATTGTATATAATCTAATGTAATTCCATTAATTTTATATTCTATTCCTCTATAAAAACCTCCTCCACCTCCACCTCCAAAAGCAGAACCTCCTCCTCCAGATCCTCCATTATTAGTATTTGCAACACCCCATGTATTATATGCAGGGGTTCCAGGACCACCACCACCGCCTCCCTTTGCAATTATATATTCTGAATTATCTAATGTTAATATTTTTGTATCTCCTCCATTTTCTCCATATATAGTATCTCGTGCACCAGCTAATGATTTTCCTCCTGCACCAATTTCAATTTTATAATTTATACCAGCTTTTAATTTAAAATTTTTAATATGAATTACATTACCACCTCCACCACCACCACCTCCTTCGCAACCACTATTTTTACCTCCTGCACCACCGCCTCCTACTAATAATATATCACATATTGTATCTTCAGTAAATAATAACATTTTATTAGGAGTATCAATAGTAAATTTTTTAAATTCAAAAGAATTTTCCAAAGTAAAAGGAATTGCATTACTAATTACTTGTGGAACTACTGTAAAATTATATAAGTATATTCCGTGATTTACTATAGATTTTGCATTTGATATATCGTCTAAGATATTTTTTTTTCGAATATCATCAAATGTTCCTAATTGATGTACTTGAATAAATTTGCTAATATTATCAAAAGATTCTATAAATGCTTTTTTATTATTTGTTTGCGCATTATTATTTTTTATTAAATCTAAAACATCGAGAACTAGTTGTTCATTAGATAAAATAATTAATCTGCATATAAAATAATAAATAGTTTGTAAAAATTCATCTTTAGTATTATATTCATTTTTAATAATTAATTTTTTTAAAGAATTTTCTAAGACTTCTTTACTCATTCCATTAATTACTTTTCCTGAATTTTGATCATCTAATATTAATTTATCAGCATTACTTACAGAAACATCTGAAGGAAATGGATTACCACTATTAATAATTTCTGATACATAATTTGTTACATTTATTAAATCTTCGGCTTTAAAACTCGCATCAGTAGTTTCATATGATCTAATTGCATCATCTGTACAATCTAAATTACGATTAAATTTATACATTTTCACATTAACACCTTGTAGTGCATCTCCGGTTACTGGATTTTTTCTAATTTCATATTTAATATTACCAGTCGTATCTATAGTAAAATATGATGAATTTGAAACTAATAATTCTGGTAAAACATTTTTAGTTTCACTTTCGCTTGATACACTATATATTGAATTATCAGCAGGATTGATTGATATGTAATCAATAGCAGTAATTAATGCATTATTAATATTTGCATTAGTTCCACTAGGAGGAACTATAGTTACTCTATATAATTTCATATTACCTATTTTCAAATCTTTATTATAATTGTATGAACATATAGATTCAAGAGCAAGTGTTTTATATTTATCAGGATTAGCACTAGCAGGTTGTTTATTAAAATTCATCTGCATAAATACACGCTTATCAAATTTATTATCTTCTTCTACATTTATTTCAATATATCTATCTGAATAATAATTAACTAAATCATTTGACATATATTTATATGTATTTAATGAATTTTTAAATTCGTCTTTTTTTTTAAAACATTTTGTTGTTTCATTAAAATTAACAAAATTATTATTATTATTATTATCTCGACCAAATTTTTTAAATGGTACTGAATATGTTGAATTATCTTCATCACTTATTAATGTATCAAATTCTTTCCAATCATCTTCGTATATATATTTACTTGTACCATCTTCATTAAAATGAACTTGACAAGGTCTCAATGTAGCAGTTGATATTTTTTTTTCATTTGATGTCGGATATCGTGTATCTTTGTGTGAATCTAACGGACTTTGTATTTGTGGACTGCCTCCTTTAGTATCTAAATAAGGTGCTTTAACAACTTTTGTAAGAGGCGGAGAATTATATTTTTCTACTATTTTGGTATTTTTATCACTGCTAATTTTAATATAATATAAAAATACAATACATATTATTAATACAAGAATTATTAATCCTATAAATTGCATATTATTATTTATATTACCAATAGTACATTTTTCTATCATAATATTTTATTCTTAATCTATTATTATTATTTATAATTATTTATTTTATTTTATCTTAAATTATAAAATATGAAAAATATATTTATTTTCTTCTTTATTTTATAGAAGAGTAAATGAGTTATAAAAAAGTTAGAACTGTTTTTATAAATAATAAAAAAAAAGTATTATATGTTAAATCAAAAGGAACTAGAGAATATGTAAAAAGCGGCGGTGAAATGGTATTATTAACAAATTATCTTAGAAAAATAGAACGATTAGCCGCCAAAAAAGCAATGATGGCAAAAAAAACTCAACTATTAAATAAAAGAAAAACTACTAGTCGCGGAGGTTTTTTCTTTTTTGATGAAAATAAGGGAGAAAACAAAGAAGGTTTTATGACATCCGCAGAAAAAGAGGAAAAACCTAAGCGTAATTTAGAGATATTTGAAAATGATGTTAGAAAAGTTGGTATGGGTGGTAGTTCTCCTGCAACACAACAAGAACTACCTCAATTAGGCGGTTATTATAATGATTATTCAAAAATCGGCGGCAATCCAAATGCATTATTATCTAATTTTCCTAATTTACAAAATGCATTTGAAGATGTTTCAAAAATGTATAAAATTAATGGTGGGAAAAAAAAATCTAGAAATACTAAAAAAGTTAAAGCGGCCAACCCTTTAAAAAATTTAATTAATTCATTAACTTTAAGAATGGGAAAAAAAGTAAAAAAAAGCAAACGAGGAGGTTCTGATGAAGAGTATAACTACGAATACTAATCAATTGTTATATATCAATAATTATTAAGTTTTTTATTTTTATATTTAATATATTAGATTTAGAATAATATAAATTAATTTAAAAAAATGATAATTAAATATCTAAGTTATATTTATGAGTAAAAAAATTATAGTTATAGTAGGATTTCCTGCATCGGGAAAATCAACATATGCAAGAAAACTTTTATCTAAATATTATAAAAGCGGTATTATATTATCACGAGATATAATAGGAGGTTTAATAGCAGATATTTTGCCTAAATTAAAAGAAATTTTGGAATTAAAAAAAAATTGTACTATAATTATTGATAATACAAATATTACAAAAGAAGCGAGAAAACCATTTATAAAATTAGCTAATAATTTAAATATTCCTATCGAAGCACATCATATTATAAATACAATAGAAGATAGTCAAGTTAAAACATTACATCGTATGTTTGATAGATATAAACAGATATATATGACAGGTAAAGGAGAAAAAAATACAGAAGCATCTAAAGATCCTAATATTTTTCCTCCTGCAACTTTATTTTTTGCAAGAAAGCATCTAGAAATTCCAAAAATAGACGAAGGATTTACAAAAATTATATCAATAAATGCAAAACCAATAAAATGGGATGGGCGTAAATATAGAAATAAGGCAATATTTTTTGATATAGATGGTACTTTGAGACATACAGAAAATTTACAATATAAATATCCTACTATACCAGATGAAGTTAAACCTCTAAACTTTATATCTGTAGATAAACAGAAATTAAAATTACAAGAATTACAAAAAAAAGGGTATAAATTATTAGGAATTAGTAATCAATCTGGTATCTCTAAAGGTATAGTAACAGAAGAACAAGTTATTATATGTATGAATAAAACACGTGATATGTTAGGACTAACAGAAAAAAATTTCCCTATATCTTATTGTCCTCATAATGCAGTTCCAATAACTTGTTATTGTAGAAAACCACAATTAGGACAAGTAATTAATTTTATTGAAAAATTAAAATTAAATCCTGCAAAATGTATATTTGTAGGAGATCGCAAAACAGACGAAACAACTGCCTTAAGAGCTGGTATTACTTTTATTACAGCAGAAAATTTTTGGAAAAAATATTGATAGTATGTAAATAGTATTTAACATATAAACAAATAAAATAACAAAATATATAAGATGAGTTTTAATAATCAACTTTTAGAAAAATACAATGTTAAATTATTTAGCATTGAATATACAACATATGATATTATAAATGATTTTCTTAAAAATAATCAAAGTGAACAACCATTTTATATAATAGATTTGGGAGAAATTATAAAATTATATGAAAAATGGGTTGTTAATTTTCCAAATATTAAACCATATTATGCTGTTAAATGTAATCCTAATCCTGTTATATTAGACTTATTATCATGTTTAGGAACTTATTTTGATTGCGCTTCAGAAAATGAGATTAAATCAGTAATAGAATATACAAACGACCCTGATAAAATAATTTTTGCAAATCCATGCAAAATGTCTTCACAAATAAAATATGCACGTGCAAATGATGTAGATATGATGACGTTTGATTGTGAAGAAGAATTATATAAAATTAAATTATATCATCCTTATTCTAAATTATTGTTAAGATTAGCAGTTGATGATACAAATAGTATATGTCAATTTAATTCTAAATTTGGTTGTAAATTGGAAAATGTTGAAAAATTATTTACATTAATGAATACATTAAAATTAAATTTAGTTGGTTTTAGTTTTCATGTTGGGAGCGGTTGTCGTAGTTTAGATAATTATTTTAATGCTATTAAGGTGTGTAGAGAAGCATATGATATTGCTATAAAAAATAATATAAATATTAATATTATTGATATTGGAGGCGGGTTTCCAGGTATCTATACTGAAAATAATATAAATATAGAACAAATTGCAGAAACTATAAATAAAGCACAAAGAGAATTTTTTAGTAAAGAGATAGATGACGAAATTATTAAATTTATAGCAGAACCTGGAAGATATTTTGTGGAAAAATCACACATACTAGTATTAAATGTTATTGGAAAAAAACGCGAACAATATATTAACAAAGATACTGGCGATACAGAAGAAATTATAATATATTATTTAAATGACGGAGTTTATGGTTCTTTTAATTGTATATATTTTGATCATAATAATCCTATAATACAACCCTTTAATGAAAGAAATGAAAAAGTTTTATATAAAAGTAAAATATTTGGACCTACTTGTGATAGTATGGATTTAATTGCAAATGAAATAATGCTTCCCGAATTAGTAGTTGGAGAATGGGTATATGTAGAAAATTTCGGGGCATATACTACTGCTGCAAGTTCTTCGTTTAACGGATTTATTACTACAGATTATAAATATATATTACGAAATTAAAACTAATAATTTTTATGAAAATAAAACAAATTTATAAAAAATGATTTACAAAATTATATTATAATATCTAAATGATAGCTAATACAAAGAATATAGAAGATTATATAATTATTGCAGAGTTATTAGCAAAAACAAATAATAATAAAAATGAACATCTATATAAATATCAACAATTTATTAAGGATAATTACTATAAAATTAAAATAAGGTATCCTGCTCTTTCTAATAAAGAGATATATCTATTTTTAGCAGGAGAATGGAATAAGTATAATTAATATAATTAAAAATTGATAATAATTTATACAACATAATATTTAACATAATATTTAACATAATTTTAATATTTATAATTAACAAGTAATGCCACCTAAAAAAGTTATAAATTATAAGAAGTTAATAATTGATAATTTAAGGATATTATCTGATTATGAAAAGTTAAATAAAGAAACATTTAAAAAAAGAGCATATGATAAGGTAATAGATTCTATAGAGTTAATGAATGATGATATAAAAACTATAGAAGATATTAAAAATATTAATGGCGTTGGTGATAAAATTACTACAAAAATAAAAGAATTAATGGAAACTGGAAAAATTTCTGCAGTAGAGAATGCATTAAATGACCCAAAATTTTCATTACAAAAAAAATTAAGTAATTTATATGGTGTTGGACCTGTTAAGAATAAAGAACTCATGGATAATATTAGTTCTTTTGAAGAACTATATGATAGACAAGATGAATTATTAAATGATAAACAAAAAATAGGATTAAAGTATTATAATGATATGGAATTGCGTATACCAATGAATGAAGGTAAAAAACATTATAAAATTATTGAAAAAATATTTAAACAAACAAATAATAATATAGAGTTTGAGTTAGTTGGTAGTTATAGAAGAAAAAATAAGGATATGGGAGATATTGATATACTTATTAAAAATAGTGATGATTTAAATTTAAAAAATATAGTATCAAATTTAATTGATTCAGGATATATTATAGAAACATTAGCAAGTGGAAAAAGTAAATTTATGGGATTATGTAAATTATCTCCAGAATTACCAGCAAGAAGAATAGATATTTTAATTGCAGACCCATCTTATTACTATTTTGCATTATTATATTTTACAGGTTCATATAATTTTAATATATATATGAGAAAGATAGCCTTAGAAAAAGGTTATTCTTTGTCAGAATATGGATTAAAAGGAAAAGATAAAAAAATTATAGATACTAGTGAACTAATTAAATCTGAAGAAGATATATTTAAATTCTTAGATATTGCATATGTTCCTCCTAATAAAAGAAATATTACTTAATTCATAATATATCATAATATATCATAAGATAAACTACCTAAATATTCGCTAGAATAATCATATCCTCTTATAAAATTATTGTCAATATTTAAATCATTTGTATCAGGAAGACCTTGAATTTTATATAATGGTCCTTTTTTTATATCTAATTTATTTATATCATCATTAATAATATTTAAATTGTAATTATGGCTATCTATTATATTTGTTTGAGCTGCTAACAAATGTTCTTCTGAAATATATGGAACATAATTATCATTGATATCATTATTAATTAATATATCTTTTTTCTTTGGAATATCTAATGTACACCCGCATGTGTTTTTATGTTCTTTGTGTTCTAAACTATTTTTGTTTTCAATATTTTCACTTGATTTATTTATAGTATCTGTATTAGTTTCTTTATATTTTTCTTCTAATTCATTTTTTTTCTTTATTTCATCATTATAAACTCTAAAATATATTATTAGAATACCTAATGTTAATATAAAACCTGTTATATTATCGATAATAATTAATATCGCTATACATAAAATAGCTATATATAATTGAATTAAAGCATCTTTAAATATTTTTTTAAAAGGGATTTCTTTAATTATAATTATTGCAAATAAAATAATAAATGCTAATAATCTTAAAGAGTTAAGAATCATTTATATTTATATTCTATTATAATTCATATAAAAAAATGATATGTATTATACTATGTATACTAATAATAAATTTGATGCTAACTATAAAAGGTTATAGTATTTCTAAATCATCTATTGATATTAATAAATTAGAAAAAATTAAAAAAGAGCTTACTATGAAACCGCAAGTAAATTTTGATATGGGAATAAAAAAAAATAATGAACAAGATACTATATTTGAATTATATAGAGAAACTGAAAATAGAATATATATTCCAAGATATTATGGTTTAACAAATTTTGGAGTTCCTAAAAATTGTACATTATCGGGAGGTGCAGATATTAATATAGAATTTATAGGTAAATTAAGAGAAACACAAATTGAACCTGTTAAAAACTTTTTAGAAGCTGCATATAATCCATTAAAAATGGGTGGTATTATATCTGTCCCATGTGGTTTTGGAAAAACTATTATGAGTTTATATATTGCTTGTCAAATTAAAAAGAAAACTATGTTTATAAGTCATAAGGATTTTTTAAATCAGCAATTTATTGATACTGTTAAGGAATTTGCACCATCTGCTAAAATAGGTATTATAAAACAAAATAAAATAGATACTGAAAATAAGGATTTTATTATTGCATCTTTACAATCGTTAGCAATGAGAGATTATGATACAAAGATTTTTGAAGATATTGGTTTTGTAATTATTGACGAAGTTCATCATACAGGTGCACAAGTATTTTGTCGTGCATTTAAAAAACTGAATACTCCTATTATTCTAGGATTATCTGCTACACTAAATCGTAAAGATGGAATGCGTAAAGTATTTGAATATTATATAGGTTGTTCTGTTTATTCAATTAAAAATAAAGAATATACAGACGTTAATGTAAATATTCATAAGTATTATGTGCCTAATATTGAATATTCTGCTATTAAGAAAATGTGGAATGGTAAAGAAAATATAGCTGCGATGATTAATAATATATGCAGTTTTAATCCTAGAAACGAATATATAATATCTGTATTAATTGATATATTAAATAGGGAATCAGATAGAAAAGTATTAATTTTAAGTGAAAGAAGAGGGCAGTTAAAAACAATAGAAGAACTTATTATTAAACATAATATTGCAAATAAAAGTTATGGATATTATGTTGGTGGAATGAAACAAGAACAATTAAATATTTCTGCAGAAAAACAGATTATTTTAGCAACATTTCAATTAGCATCTGAAGGTTTTAATGTTCCATCTTTAAATACTTTGATTATGGTATCTCCTATTTCAGATATTCAACAATCTATTGGAAGAATTTTGAGAGAAAGACCAGAAGATAGAAAATATATTCCATTATGTATTGATATAGCAGACGAATTTTCAGTTTTTAATAGAAAAAATAATACAAGATTAAAATTTTATAATAATAATAAATATAAAGTAACTTATTATCAAGATAATGAAAAAATAGAATGTGTAAATGATAATTATGATAATTACGAGAATGATTATACTGATAAAAGTAAAAAAAATAAAAAGGTTATGTTTATTAACGACGATGATTAAAATATTATTGTAATATAGTAATAAAGTAAAGTGTATTATGAAATTAGAAGATGAATACAATTATTTAGAAGATATTTTTTGGATAATATTAGTAGTATTACTTATCATATTTATAGGATATTATGTGTATTATATATATAATACTTATATAAATAAAGAAAATAAATACTTATTAAGTCCTGATAATAAATTAGGAATAAATAATAATATTAATAATGGAGGAAATGAAATATATTCAAACACGTTTAAAACTAGTACAAATAATGTACTATCATCAAAAGCAATAAATGTTAATACTAATGATATTGCACCTCCTAAACTTGTTAATTTATATGAAGAAGATTATAAAGTTATAAGAAACAAAAATGATATCGAATGTACAAATAAAGATAGTATATTATTATATGATAAATATTATAAAACAGATAATGAAAGTTTTGATGTTGAATTAATTAGACCTTATTTAGAAAATAATGTATTTGATAAGGAATTAGATGAATTATACACTACTAAATTATCTTCACATAATACAAAAGAAGGTGAAACAGAACAAATATATAATTACTCTTTAAAACCGCAAAAGTCAGATTTACCAATTGCAAATATACCTATTTATGCTTTATTAGATAATAAACCTCTTAAATTATCAGAAAGAGAAGAAAAAAATATATAATAGTATCTGTTCGTAATACTATAATAAACAAGTAATATAAAGATTATAGCATATAGATATTTAAAAATTAAATGGTTAAATATACTAGTGTCATTATAACTATTATTTCTGTACTTTCCATAACAATAGCATTTTCATCAATCCCTTTTGTTAAATCTAATATTTTAATTAAAAATAATAATTATTTTAATCCTATAAATGATACCTATGATATTTTCAAATATAAAATAATTGAAATTAAAAATAATAGATATAATACTATTTCTTCAATAGTTAATCATTTTAGAAGTTTATATCATCCTTTTGATGGAAAAATACCATTATATTATAATCTATATACAAATAGTAGTTAGAATAATAATTTCAATATTTTTTTTTGTATTGGATATAGTTCGTTCTTTTTATTTTTTTTAAGTAAAAGTTCTTTTTCTTCTGATTCTTCTGATATTTGTGTTAATTTAGATTTTTTATTTATTTCAATGCTATTCAATGCATCTTTATATTTATCATTCATAAAATAATAATAACCAATCATATTTTTATAATAATATCTTATCATACTTTTATATTAATATAATAATTATATATGTTGTCAGTTTTTATATTAATTAAACATGATTTGCTTAGTACAAATGATCGATCTCTATAATTTGATATATATTTTGAAAATTCACTTAGAGATTTATGAGAACATTTAATTTTTAAATTTTTAAAAAATAATTCGCAAATAGGTAGGTATTTTAAAGATAGTAATTCTTTTTTATCATAATATGCCGAATATTCTTTATTAATATCATTAAATACTATTTTAGCTATTAATCCCTTAATTATTAATTCATTAAAAATATTTTGAGTATTTGTAATATACTCTTTTAAATCAAAAAATGCATCAATTATACTATCTTCTTCTCGTTCTTCATTATTTTTTAATTTTAAAAAGGCGGGTTTAATATTATCTCTTATTTTTCCTCGTATAGACCATTTTGGAGTACTATCGTATAAATATGGTATATTATTAACATTAGCATAATTAATAATATGTTTTTTTTCTATATTAAGTAATGGACGCCATATTAATATTCCCTCTATTTCTTTTACTATTTCCATACCAGATAAATTATCATAATTACTTTTATTAGATATGTTTGTTAATATATTTTCAAAACAATCATCTTTATTATGTCCTAGTAAAACATATGTACTATCATTTTTAATATTTTGTCTATACATATCATATCTTATATTTTTTGTTATTTCTTCATATAAATCTCTTAAACCATTATGTAAACAATCAATTCTTTTTAATTCATTAATAGTTCTATAATATAATTTAATACCTAACTTATTGCAATAATAATTGACAAAATGCAATTCATCAGTCGATGTATCGCGATTATTATAATTAATATGTACCGCAATAATATTTTTAATATGTTTACTATTATGAATATCTTTTATATATTTACATATATATAAACTGACCATACTATCTACACCTCCTGATAATGATATTATAATAGTTGAATCTTCTTTAATATTTTTTATTTGTTCTAGCATATTGCTATAAATAATATCATTGATAGATATTGCATGATTACATAATAAAGATTTTGGATCTAAAATATTTTTATTTATATCTTCCCAATTTTTAACAGCAATGTTATTTTTCATTGATAATATGTTGATATCTTTATAAATATTGTTAAGAGTTGCGTGTATATATCTTCTACATTTTAATTTATCATCATAGTTACTTTTATTATAAAGCAATATATATATATTAATAATTTCATAAATTTTATCAATATCTTTAATATGTCTATATGGTAAGTATATGAAACTCAATTCGTCTATTGAAAAATTAGTATAATTATTATGATATAATAATATATTACACATAGATACTGCTTTTTTAGTATATGTTATAATATCTATATTATCGTCATAAACGCGTTTATAATGTCGTGTAACTTGGTCTAATAGTATAATACATGCAATTATAATCTTATTATTATACTTGCTATTATCTTTATAATATTCGTCATATATTTTATATACTAGTTCTAAATTATTAAAATATTTATCAGATAAATAAACATCTATTTTATTATTTTTAGAAAACCACCATTCCTTATTATTAAACCATTCATAATATAAGTCTATTAACTCTTGCATATATTATTATTAGTTCAATTATTTATATATTTACATTATTATATTGCTAAGAATTATTATAAAACTATATTTTTTCATATTCTTCTATAATATTATCACATACTTCATTATTAGTTTCATTATTAGTTTCATTTTTTTTATTTAATTCATATTGAATGCTGTTATTTAATAGTTTATTATAACGCTTTTGTAATATTTGGAGCTCGATATTTTTTTTATATAGTTCATCTTTTAGTTTTTTTATTTCTCTATTATTTTCTACATCAGTAATATAGTTGTTAATTATATTATTATCTTTGGTATATATATATAAAAGGTTGTCAAACATATTTATAAGTTATATATGTGAATATAATTATATAGTTTTATATAAAAATTGATATATTATAATTATTTATTATTATTTATAATTATTATATAAATAATAATATGATTTATAGTGATAATACTTCTCTTAAAACAGAAAAACAATATTGTGATGTTATTGTAAAATGTGAAAAAGAAATCATATCATTTGTAAATTATTTAATTAGCAATGAATTACATGATGAAATAATGAAGTTTAGATATGAATTTAAAAACGTAGAATTTAATAAACCTGTTTTAACATGTTTTATAGGATATTATGTTAAAACAGCAAATAAAGAATTTAAAAAATATATTGTAAAAATTATTAAAAAATACAATGTTAATGATATTAAACTTTTACTATATAATGAAGATGAAGAGGATGATACAACAAATTCACGCTTAATTTTTAAGGAAAGATATCCTGAATTATATCATACTATTAAACCTGAAAAATTATGTTATGATAAAGCTTTATTTGTTGAAATTATATATAGTTGTTATAATATTGAATATGACTATATTATGAAATAGGATATTATTTTACATTATTATAAAAATTGATAATATTTATTTTTATATTTATGTTAAATATTGCTTACTAATTAATAAACAATTTTATAACAAATATTATGATTTTTACAGAAAATTATTTACATGAAATTCCTAAAGACATTCAATTGCTAATTATAGATTATTCTAAGCGTACATATTATGATATAAAAGTTTATGTTTCTACTATTTCTAATTTAAATAATCGAAAGAAGTATGTTAGCAAAAGAATGCATAAAAAAATAATGAAATTAACTTATTCTATCAAAAATGTTGAAAAATATTCACATAAATTTATTGATAGATATAAAACATCGTTCTTTGCTCTTAAAAAACATATTCGTAATATAATTTCTAATTTAAAAATTGAAAAAATACAAGAAATATTTAGTTATAATTATATATTTAATTCTAAACAAGTATATAAAATGTTCTACGGGGATAGAGATAATATTTTAGATTATGATAGAGAATTATTGTTAGAAATTATATTAAATATGTATAAAACTACTATAGAATTAAATGTTGTATATTAAATATATTTATGTATTATATTTAAAAAAATGATATATATTTATAATTATAATAATAATTAAAATGCAAGGTATTATTAGTTTTTCAAATAGAATAGCCTTAAACATAAAAAATAATGAACACAAAGATAGCATATTAAATGAATTATTTACTCTATATAAAATTAAAATTTTACAAAGACACCATCATACTTTAGATATGACAAATATTAATATAGTTACTACAAACCATATGATGAATTTAAGATCTAATGGAAATAGATATTATCTTTATTTTACTCTATATAAGGATGTTGAAACGATGTATTATATAGATAAAAAAATACATCCGGGTTATCAAAGACCTAGAATTATTTTTGGAAGAGGACTTTTTGATAAAAAATTATTTAAAAATACTCTTCTTGATGGAGAATTAGTTAAATGTAAAGATGCATCATGGACCTTCTTAATAAATGATATTGTATGTTATGAAGGTAAACATTTAAATAATAAGACATTATCACAACGATTAGAAATTATATATAATTTACTAGATAAACAATATACGCCTGATAGCACTATAGATGTATGTAATTATAAAGTGAAATGTTATTTTAATATGTATAAGGAATCAATTGAAGAATTACATAAACTTTCTAATAATTTGAATTATACTTGTAGGGGTATTTATATATGGCCAAATGATTTAAAATATAAACCCAAATTATATAACTTTGATGACGCAAGTGTAATAGATGTCATAAGAAAAACAAAAGATATCACAGAATTCAAAACGATTGATGTTGAAGAAAATAAAAAAAATAATATAGAACCGCATATAATTGCAAACACTATTAATTGCGCAAATGAACCTAAGAATAAAGAAGAAAATATATTAGATGAAAATATAAATAAATTATTATGTAATAAAGAAAATAGAATATTATATTTAACAAAAACATTAGAACCTGATATTTATAATATATATGAAACTGAAAATACTAATGATAAATTATTAGGTATAGCATTAGTTCAAACTATGAATGATAGTAAATTATTAAGAACTGCTTTTAGAGATAAAAATGCGATGACATTTATTAAATTTATATGTACTTATGATGAAAAATTTAATAAATGGAAAGCAATATCACAAATACAATAAATATATCTTATATATAAATAGAATAATGATAGAATTATTAGTAATACAAATTCTCTCTATTATAATAAGTTTATATGCTGCATATTTATCTTATAGTTGTAGTGCACAAAATGGCGATACATCAAGATTTATGTTTACTATTATTGCATTTGTTTTAGGACCTTTTTATTTATTATATTATTTCTTTGCAAATTATCTTCCTGGAAATTGTAAATAAAATATTTATTTCATTATTGCACTTATTTTATCATGTGATTTATAATTAATTAATTCAAATTCGTCATATTGTAAATTTTCTATCCATAATATTTTTTCTTCAATCGAACTATCAATTGGTGGAGGTAATTTTTTTATAATAACTTTAGGAGAATTATATATCTCTAATTCTATTTGTTTTTTTACCTGTTCAATATGTTCAATATATATATGTGCATCACATATTGACAAACTAATTTTATATGCATTAATATGCAATATGTGTGCAATAATAATAGTAAGTAATGCACAACTAGCAATATTAAATGGCAATCCTAAAAATAAATCTGAACTTCTCAATGTTAAATGACAACATAAACCATCTTTTGTTTTATTAAATATATATAAAATATGACATGGGGGCAGAGCCATTTTATTTAAATCGCAAGGATTCCATGCAGATAATACTGCACGTCTACTATTATTATCCTTTAATAATTCTGTTAATATAAATTTAAGTTGATCATTTCCTTCATAACTTTTATAAATATTTGAATTATCATTAAAAGTGTCAATATCTTTTGATAAATTATTATTTGATGTAATATATTTTTTTCCAAATTTACGCCACTGCCATCCATAAATAGGTCCTAACTCTCCTTCAGAATAATAGTTTAATCCAATACTATCTAAATATTCTCTTGAAGAATTACCATTCCATATATTTATTTTTTTATTTTTTAATTCATTTGCATCTGTAGAACCTCTAAGAAACCATAATAATTCTTCTACTATTCCTCTGAAAAATGTTTTTTTTGTAGTAATTAATGGATATAAATTAGAAATATTATCAAATTCTATCATGTGTCCAAAATCAGATAATACATCCCCGTTTCTAGTTTTTTTAATTTCACAATTTAAAGTATGTTTTAATAAATTTATATATCCTTCTTCATTTTTATAGAACATTTATTTAATATATAAATTATTTAATATTTATATATTAGTATTAATATATTAGTATTATTAGAATAATATGAAAATTTGCCCTAAGTTTAAAATATTAAATCCTCCAACTAATAGATGTGTTAATATTAATGGTAAAATTGGAAAAAAAATAATTAATAAAGACTATAATATTAAAATTAGTAATGATGGCAACAATAGTTGTTACTTAGATAGTTTAGTAGTAGCTTTATTTCATTTTAAAAACCGCGTTGTATATAATACTTTTTTTAAAAATAAATTAATATCAAATTATGCTTCTAAAATACAAGAAGAATTATTTAAAATATATAAATATATAAATAAAAATGAAAATATGGAAACGAATAAATGCTATTTATTAAGAAGATATTTAGATAAATATTATAACGAGCTTATTAATGATAATTCAAATAATCAAATTTTTTTTAATAATTCAGATGATAATTGGTTAACAAAACAAGTTGATGTTTTTGAATTAATAACATTTTTTGATAAAATATTTGATTTCAAGTATTGTATCAAAATTAAAGAAGGTTCGCGAAGTTATTATAAAAATATGATATTAGATATATCACAATATTATTTAATGAAAAACAAAAGTTTAGATATATCGACTTTAATACCATATCGAATTGAGAATTATGAGTTGGATTATAAAAATTATTATAGAGATAAAAAGGGTAAATTAATAAAAACATATGAAAAAACTTATGAAATAAAAAAAACAAATGGAATATTAATTATTGAAATATATCGCAATGATGGAAGAGAAGGTAAATTAAATACAAAAATAATATATCCTAATACTATTACTATCAAAGGAGATAAAAAAGAATTAAAATTACGTTCATTGATATTACATAAAGGTTCTACTATAAATTCCGGACATTATACAACTATTCTAAAAAGAGATGATAAAACATATGAATATGATGATATACTTTCATCTGAAAATAAATTGAGAGAAATAGATGAAGAATATGAAGAAAAAATGAGAAAAAACGTAGTAGTATTAATATATTCTAGATAAAAATGAGTACATAATTTTATTTTTTTAGATTTTATAAAACTTTTTAAAATTTTTAGAATTTTTTAAATTATGTACTCATTTTTTATAATAGAAATATATATTAAGATATAATGAAACATTTAATTATAGGTGCTGGTATTAGTGGATTATATTTAGCATATAAACTATTATCTCAGGGTATTAATTCTAATGATATAATTATTTTTGAAAAATCAAATAGAATAGGAGGACGTATCTATACGCATGAAAATCGTGGATATAAATATTCTGCAGGTGCAGGAAGAATAGGAAAAAAACATAAATATGTTATGAAATTAATAAAAGATTTCAATTTACAAGAACAAATAATTAATATAAATAAAAATAACAATTATTTTGTTAATGGTAAATTAATGAATGAACAGCAATTACTAAAATATTTTAATTCTCAATATAAAAGTTTAAATGAATTATGGAAATATGCTATTGAAAAAAAAATAAATATTAAAAAATATGACTTAAATAATTATAATTTACATAATTATTTTTCTCTAATATTGCCTACAAAT